TGATCCTCCAAGAATCTTTGAGGATTATTCTTCTTGGCATAATTGTATTGAAAGTGGCTTAGATAAATCTGTCGAAATTATGGCAGGAATTGATGAAGATATAGTCAATCGTTATCTTCTTGGTCCTAATGTTTATTGTCAAAGACAACCTGAACAACCTAAAGTAGATATTTAATCTTTACCTTTGTTATAATTTACAAAGTGTTTACCATCTATACTTGTACAGTAATGAGCAAAGACTATCTTACCTTTATGTTTTCTATGAATCCATACTTCTCCGTTACCCTCTTTATAATTTTTATTCTCTTCAAAGTATGTGTATTTATCTATTAGATCAGAACACCAATGACCTACTGCTAGTTGTGCTGGTATCTTAGATACTTCTCCATTGAGTAAGTGAATCATTAATACGACTAACTTCATCTCTTAACTCCTTATCTTCCTTGTCCTCTATAGCGTTTTCTTTTGGTTTTTTTGTTTGGTCTTTTTGTGTGTCTTCCTTTTCTTCTGATTTTTTTTCGTTCAAATACAACTGCATTAAGAAGATTGTTTTTCTTTTTCTTTGCCATTTTTATTATACTCTCTTGGAAGTTCAGGACATCCTGCACACAACCATTTATCATTGATACCAAAGCATAAAGGTTCTTTACAATCTTTGCATATACGATTGTTTTCTTTAAACTTTTCCATTTCTTCTCCAGCATTTAACTCCTCATCATTTTGGCTAATGCTAACATCTGCCTTTTTATTTTTCATTAACCTTTTATATTCTTCTTCTTGTCTTCTAAATCTTTCTTGCTGTTTCCAATTAACCATACCAGTTATATATACCCCATATGCTTAGTAATACATAGGTTATCTCCATTAAAAATCTTCCGTACCCCTCTTGACTTCGATCTTGCCATCCCCAGTACGCCCACATAGAGCAAGATATAACGCCAAGCATCCACCCAAACGATTGATACTCGTTTATCTTAAAAGTTGTTAATATAAATACACTACATATTGCTATACAAAATGCAATATACCTAGCTATCTTCGTATCTAGTTTTCTCCTTAATACTTTGTTCATAGGGCATCCTATATTCCTTATGATTTAAAAGTATGTCTATAAATAAATTGAGGTTAATGCAAACTAAAGTTTCTCCAAAATCTTCGTGTAAAAACAAGGCATCTGCACCTTGTTTCCAGCGTTTAAGAGTCTTGAATCCTACTCCTCCTTTACGCCCTTTAACTTCTACATTAATACTGGGATTGTTGATTTGAATATCGTGTGGAAAATCTTGTAATGCTCCACTCATCGGTTGTCTTCGAGCAGACAAACCTTTCTTCTTCAATAACTTGACTAAATTATTTTCTATTCTGTAACCTTTTCTTTTGCTTTTATTAGTCATCAGGAATATACTCACTATCATCTCTCAATAATAATGCATTATCTTCCAGCTTAACTAAAGGGAATGCTTCATATGTTTTCTGAATATAATATTGTAATCTTTTAAACAATACATTATCAGGTTTATCCATTAAAGCATTAGCAATTAACTTAGCATCTAAACTAATTTCCTCTTGTTGCTTTACCAATCTTTATACCTCCTTTCTCGTAATCTCTATTAATAATTAATCTTCTTGAGTCGCCATACTTACCTACTTTCTTTAGGTAATCTTTTTTAATTAGTCTTTCTATTGCTCCCCAAGATTGTGAACGAGATTTAAAAGAACAACCCTGAGTTATCTCCGAATAACTAGGGCTGATCTTATGTTCTAAAATAAACTTCTTACAATATTGATATACTTTGTATTCGTTTCTTGTCATTAGAACGGAACCTCATTCTCCTCTTTTGTTTCAACAGTAGATTCTTTCGGCTCATCAATCCCTCCCTCATCATATGAGGAGGTCTTGGGTTCGCCTCCATTTGTTTTCTTGTCCAGCAATTTCATCTTGCTTTCGAATCTATCCAAATGTATTTCTGCTGTCTTCATTGGCTGTCCATCTTTTTCCCAAGATCGATATGTTAGTCTTCCTTGCAACAACACCATACTTCCTTTTGTTGTGTACCTTGCAAGTGTATCTGCGATACGATCATCCCATACTATGACCTTGTGCCAATCAGTTTCCTTTTCTCCTTTGATGGTCCTGTTTGTAGCTACACTTAATATGGCATAGCTACTTCCCTTTGAAGTTTGTTTGACTTCAGGATCACGACCAAGGTTTCCTATTATTACTATATTGTTATACATTCTTAGGTTCTCCTTTGTTTAGTTCGCCTAGTTTATTTTCATACAATGTCTTAGTATGAAGATATATTGCGTGTGAAGATTGTCTTGCTTTAGCCATATGTACTTTGTACATCTTGCCATAACCTAACAATGCTTTCTTTGATTTAGAGTTTTTAATTTCCTCTTGAAATTTATTCAACACTTCATCATCACTTGCTCCTACTTTTGCATTAGAAGTTTGTTTAACATCTAACTCATCTTCAGAATAAATGAATCCGTGTAAACCAATTAGCTTTAAGATTGCTCTATCTATTGCTCTCTTCTCAGCCATCGCATAAGGGTAAGCATTCCTACTATTCTTTGGACTTGCCTCTCCATATGTAATTACTTTCATATCTTTAAGAGATGCATAACATTTGATACAAACTATTCCCTCTTTGGAATTTGTTTCAATCTCTTCTAATTGATTAATGTTTACTTTTTTCTTTGCACCTGCGATCTCTATGTATCGATGGTACATTACCCAAGTTCCGTGGCAATCCCACAAACATTCTTTGCCTGTGAATCCAAGGTCCTTGAGTATATCTGTTACTCTTTTGTCTAGTTGTTTAGCCATTGTATCTACCTCCTTTGGTTTCTTCTTTAATGGTTAAGTACCCAGCTTTAGTTCTTGATATAAGAATACCAGAACCTGTTGCTCTACGACAATTATCAGGTACTTTAGCTTTCAACACTTGTGATATTGCTTTGTGTTCATTGGCTTGTATTTTAGTTTCGTGCCAACGAGGAGCTAAAGACATAAACTCATTATCTTTAACTTCATCAAAGTTAATTGTAATCATATCATTGATTTTTATTTTACCTGCGAGTTTAGGTAATTCACTTGTGTCAAGTTTTTCAGGTTCTTTATCTTCTTGAACATACTGCCAAAAAGATTTTTCAATCTCATAAAGTTTTTTCTGATAAGTTTTATCAGCATCAACCTTACAAGTTTCATATCTATTGTTCCCAAAAATAACAGATAGATATATATATGGTGCTTTCGATACCATTAGATAATGTTGTAGCTGTGGCATATAATTCTGCACACAATTATCCATAGTATTGTTTGAGTTTGTATGTTTACATTCAATAGGTAATGGTACTTTAGTTTCTGCTACACTACCATTATCACTATTCATAACTACACCATCGTATGATGCAAACATAAATTGGTCCTGTTGCCTTAACTCTCCAGCATTAGAAATTACTTTGAAGTTCTTTTCATATTCAAAGAATCTAATATTAACTGGCTCAGTTATTACACCAATTTGTACTGCAAGATTCTTGGATAAATCCTCAGGTACTTGCTTACCTGTTTTTTCCAACCATAACTTATGCCAATCTCCTCTCATAATTCGATTAGCATCCGATCCTCCTATACCTTTTGATCTATCAAGAGGTACTACTTTAATGTTGGAGTTTGATACTACTTTAGTATTCATATTTTACTCCTCCTTTGTTCTATCTATATACGCCTTTTGTTTATAGATTTCAAGTCTATAAAATGTTTTAGTAACATTCTGCAACCACCTTAAATGATAGGTATATGGTGGTTCTAATCTATCCACAAATTCTTTTGGTAATGGTAAGCGAGGATATTTATAAGATTTAATTATATCCTCCATACAATCTTTTAATAGGAATGTAGGGTACTTTAAAAGTATTCTAAAGTATTGTTCTAATCCTACTTCATTCGGTACTTGTATTGAAAATGTACTAGCTATTGTTTCTAATACAACTGCAACATCTTTCCTTGTACACGGAGATATATATCCTGCCATCCTTGATATAATTTCAGGTGCATCCTTAATTATCTTTTCGTTTATTTGGAATGACTCGTCTTTCCCCATCTTGTGTTGTATCTCGAATACCTGCAACATCAAGGATTCGTTTGCGTCTTTCTTGAATGCTTGAGGTATCGTAGATAGTGTTGCTCGTCTTAGTCTGTCTTCTAGTGTGTCTGAATTGGACTCCTCTCCTGATCCAGTTTCTGAAACAAGCATCCCAGTCTGCTTTAATGCCTCCATTTGCTTTGTAGTAGTCAATGAATTGTTCTTTTTCATATTCGATATTAACCTCCATTCCATATCGTTCCTTAATCCATTCAACATCTCTTGGATTAGGAATATAATTGCGTGATATTGGTTTCTTATGTAAGTAAAGATTAATGTTAAAACCTAATGCATTAATCCAGTTGATTAGATTAGGACCATTGGGAAATTTCTTTCCACTTTCCCAAGCAGTTATCAATGAGTCAGCTACACCTATAGTCTGTGATAACTCTTGACTACTAATCATTTGTCTTTGTCTAAGATACTTGAGTTCGAGTATCATCTCTTTGTATAACATAATCTTTCCAATCTATTTTATCTGCATAACTTCCTCTTGTATTAAAGAAGTTATTATATTGTGGATGCTCAGCCATAAACATACGAGCATAAAATGGTTTGTAATCATTGTTAATCTTATAACAAGGATCATTTGTTTCTACTTCTGTTTCCCATCTTATTCTATTGATAATCATTTCAGATGATAATCTTTTATGACCTCTATCTATTGCTATCTTTGTAAACTTAACAAACAATTTATATATCTGAGGATTCTCTTGATGAAATTTTTTAAACTCATCAACTAAATCTTTAAACTCTAAATCTAATTGTGTCATACATTACCCTTTCTTCTTGATGCCTCTAGTGTTCTCCATACTTCTATTCTCATTACTGCACTAAGTCTTTTGTTTCTTAATACTGCTACTTTAGTTTCTAAATCACATAATTTTTTATTGTAATTCTTAAACTCATCTGTACTAAAAAATTTTTCTTGTGCTTTAGATACTGGTATGTCTGCATTGGTTATACTAATATACTTTCCTTTAATATGTTTAAGGTCGTGTACTTCTTTAGATAATTTTGCAGTAAGTTCAGCATATTCAACATCAGTTTCTGCTATGTATTGAAGATCATTCTCCAATTTCTTTTGGTCTATCATACTTCCTCCTTTCTAATTTATATTCTCGTTTGTTCTTTGCTTTTGTTTCTGTTGTGAGATAACACCATTCATCGAAGTAAGGATTGTTTGGTCCACAACTCCAACCCTTACTCCGACTTAATCTATTCAATGCGTGTATTCTCTTGTCTATCCAACTGTCCATTTGTACCATCCTTTTCTACTACCTTAACTTCAATGAATCCATTGGCTCTTGCAGTATCAATTACATTCTTAGGATTGTGTCCAAAGTAATCACATAATCTAATGAAGTTCCAAAGAGATACATCATTACTATTCTTTTCATACTTTTGAATCTGTTGAAATGTTACTCCAAGATGTTTTCCTAAATTTGTTTGAGTACATCTTTTATTATGAGTAGATTTACCATCTCTTGATAACTTCATCCACATTCCAACATTCGAAAAGAACTTATGTCTGTTTTCTTTATCGTGTTGATCCATTTTATTCTCCTCCCTCTAATACTATTTCTTGATTCTTATCATCATACATTTTTAAGGTATTAGTCTTAATAGTATAATGTCCATTGTCAGAATTATCTCCATCATTTGAATCTTTACCTAGATAAATGCTATGAGATATATCTGTATTGTGTATAATAGGTTTGTTTATATCAGATGATCCATCTGTTTTTTCAAAACCTGTACACTCTCTTAACTGTTTGTGTTGTCTAAGTTCTCCAATGAATTGAACCATTATATTTCTTGATTCCATTCTACTTGTTGGATCACTTACTTTTCCTTTTTCTTTTTTTATTCTTACATTGAAATCTTTTATCCAATGCAAAGCAACTTGTGGAAACCAAGTGCCTCCCCAATGATGAAATATACTTGGACTTTCATCTCCATCCTTATCTTTAAAAGATATACTTACTCTATCTCCCAT